TTGTTTTTTGAAAAATTAAAAACTCATTAGAAGAATCATCAGCAATAAAGTGTGCATCATCAATAAGTATATTGTGACTATTTGTATCTAAGTTACCACCAAGCTGAGGACTCGTATCCTCTACTATGTTTGATATGCCGCCACCTACTCCGGATACCAAGTTTCCTACTGTTACTTTACGTAATGCTGTTGCATCGTTATCATATAATAAAACTAAGTCGTTGCTTGAGTCTACAGATGTTTCTGCAGTTTGACCTGTAATAACGTTAGCGTTAACCATTGCGGTCTCGACAGCACCGTTAGCAATGGTTACAGCACCGCTGGCTGCAAGTGTAATGTCCCCTGATATAGGCTTATTGTCAAAACTGTCACTGCCGTCATGAATAAGTATATGACCTGCTGCCTCAGAAGATATGTCGGTGTCATTAAGTTCTACGAGTGTGTCTTCAGTTTGTATTTGTGCGTCAACGTATGCCTTGATAGCTTTTGCAGAAGCAAGTGTAGTATCTGTTCCAACAACGCTGGATAAATCCGTATCGAGGACTCCAGACTTAAGATTGTCCACCTCTAAATTTGAAACTGTGTTGTTATCAGCATCAATTGTTTTGTTAGTGAGTGTCTTACTTGTAGCGGAAAGATATGTATCAAACGTATCTACTGTTGTCTGCCGCATGGTGCCGTCATCATTAGTGACAATACCGTCACCCCCTGCGACTGCTGTTGTTCCAGCAGATGTATCACCATCCATAAGATTAAGTTCGGTAGCAGTTGTAGTAACGTTAGTGCCCCCAATGTCAAGGGTGGTCATGGACACTTCGCCAGCTACAGTCAGCACTCCAGATGCTAATGTAAGAAGGTCGGTATCACTAGTGTGACCTATTGTAGACCCGTCAATATTAATATTGTCTATAACTAATTGAGTGATGGCGCTATTAGTGCCTAACGTAACGCCGTCTATTGTGCCACCATCAATATTAGCGGTGCCAGCTACTAAAGCATCTGTGGTTACTGTGCCATCAAAAAATGCATCTTTAAATTCTAAAGAACTAGTGCCTAAATCAATATCATTGTTAGTGACTGGTACAATTGCACCATCCTGAAAACGGAGTTGCTCTACAGTGGAGCCAGCACCCCCCGCGTCCACAAACACACCAATTCTGTTATTACCGTTATCTACGACTATTTTATTAAGAGGAGTGGCAACGCCGGGGTCGCCAATCAAACCAATGACTGGTCCTTCCGCCGCTGTTCCATCATGTTTATGACCAGAAGTGTTTACAAAAGCCGCTAATATTTGATTAAATTCATCATTGCTATCTGCGGCTTGGATAACGTCGCCATCAGCAAACGTAGACTGTCTGGTGTAGCCTGCCATGAATTATCTCCTTGCGTCAGCTTGAAATTCTATTTGAAAACCTTTGAGGGAGTACGGAACAGACGTTCCTCTGTCATTAACTCGTAGTGCCATAGCAAATCCGCTACCCTCAATTGGTTGTCTAATGATTGGATTTATGTTACCACCATAAGTGGCTGTTCCGTATGCAGAAGTGCCATATACAGCCACTACAGTATTACTGGTGAATGGATATGCTGCAGGTCTTGGAGCGTTGCCAACTTCATAATCGTATCTTACAAATAAGTCAGCGTTTACAACACCTTCAGGTGCATAGTTAATAATTACTCTTTGGAATCTCTTTCGGATGCCTGCATCATTCATTATGAAATCAGGAGAGCGATATCTACCTGTTACATCACTACCGTCAAAGTTATTACCTTTTTCTTGACGATACACAAAACCATCAAAGTCACCGTGCAATATTACGCTATCTCCAGAAACTACTATGCTGTCTGTGCTGTTAGCTCTAATTCCACGTAAATCTGCAAACTCATAATTCTCTGGTTTACGAACACAAATTAAACCTTTAGTTTTATCTCTGTCTGTATTAGCGTTAGAAAAGAAAATTCTATACTGAGTTTTATCTGGGATTACTACACTATTAAACTCATCAACATCAGAAACGCCATCAAATCGTTCTTGCACAGGTTTACTGATTGTTCCTAACTCTACGTCTCCAATTTTCTCTGTTCCGGCAATAGTTCTCAAACCATCTTTGCTTAGGAATACTACGTCTCCTGCAAATTCTTGTATAGTAAACCCGTTAGAGCATCCTATTTTTCTGGAAACTGGCTGTACTACAAAATCAGCTATGGTGCTTCCAGCAAGTCTAAATATTCTTTCTTCACAAAAGATATATAAAAAATCTCTAAATGGGACTAGTCCCGTAATCGGGCTATCTACAGCAATTGTTCCTGCGCCATTTGCGGCGCTAAAGTCGTTATCAGTAAAAGGCGCTGTAAATATCAACTCTTGAGGGTTGCTGGACATACCAGCAAAAAATATAGCGTCTTTAAATCCTGTTACTATGGAGGGGTCAGGTGGTGCATTCGGAGTATTTATGTCAGTTACTGTGGCATCATCATATTTAGATGCAGGATTTGAGCCATCTGCCCATATTATAAACTCAGTGCCAGCTAAATTATATCTAAAGAATGTGTATCTTTTAGCGTTTGTTCTACCTGTGTCTATTTGTGTCCATGACCCTGTTGGACCCGCTTTGTGCACCTTTCCGCCTCTGGCGGCAATGACGCTACCTCGGAAATATGCTGATAATAATACAGGTTCCGTGGAGCTAGAATCTTGTGGTACTACATTAGTGTTCCACTTTTGATAACCAGATACTCTGCGATACCCACCTGTCACGGATGGTTCAAAATTTTCTAATTCTGTAGCTGTGCCCGGCTGTTGAGAAAAAGGCGTTTGGTCTAAAATTAAACCTCCTTGGCACGCATATATGAATGGGTTAACGCCAGACGTATCTGCCATGTATATCTCCTACATTGCAAACGCTTTAGTACCATATCTAGGAGAAGTTGGTATGTGCGTTGACCTCATGTAATCTGTTCGGTTAAGCAATATTGATTGCATATGTTTTATGCCCTCTTCAAAGCGAGCAAAGTTGAGTTGATATTGCTGAGCCTCGCCGCGATACTGATAGGCGTAAGCAGTTGCACCATCAACTATTATTTGTTTAAATTGTTCTGGAATTGTAGTCGTATCAGTCGCAGCAACTAACACGGTGGGACGTGAATAAAATTCATATTTTAATTCATATGCTTTATCGGGGTATGGGTATAATCCATAATTATTGTCGGGAGTTCGAAAAACATATATTGGAACAGCCCCAACTCCAGTGGTTGATTCCTGTTCAATAAATTTATCAACATATTCTTTGTAATCTAAAACACGAAGTGTCGTTGCCGCCACACCTAGCGTGGCATCTTTACTAATACGGAATGTTTCGTAATCAACATGTTGTGTTCCGGCGGGTATCGTATAACGTGTTTGAGTTGCCACTAACGTTTCTGTTTGTGTATTATGACTGAAAGGCCAGCCGTATTCTCTGTGATTTAGGTAGTTTATGGCGTCATTGACAGCATTTTTACATTGTATTTGAAATCCACGTGCGCTAGCAAATGAAGCGGCTGTCAACTCAACTTCATTCATTCTATTTAATACGCCGTTAGTTAGTTCAAGATAAGTTGACATTTCACATTACAGATAAAGTTATAGGGAGCAAGAAAATATCCCTGCTCCCTAAAGTCATTATGCGTTGTCGCGAGCTACCTCAGTTGCAAGCTCTTGAGCACCATTCACGTCTACGACGCAAGCGTATACTCTAAGTTTACCTGAAGTAACGTCAGCAGAACCTGCAATCAACTTCACATCAATGGTATCTGTAGTAGATATGAATTGAGTAAATGTTGATGCAGCACCTGTTGTGACATCATTTGCTTGACCATTACTACCCTCTGCAAGAATACCAGTAGAAGTCACGTCACCACCATCAATGATATCATCACCAGCCGCAAAGTCGATATCGACAGTTGGAGATGTGCCATTAAAAGCAGTTAGAACCTCTGCACCAGCAAACAAAACAAAAGTATTTGCAGGAATCTCAAGCAGTTGGAAAATGTCACCGTCTGTGCAGCTGTAATCAGTAATTTTACCGATATCCAGAATTGCTTCGACCATGCGCATATTCATGCCATCGCGGCTTGCTGGAAGTGCAGCAATAGAGTTTGAACTTACGCCAGCGGTTGCGCTGGAAGTCATGTCAAAAGTAGCCATTGATTACCTCCCTTAAGCAGCGTTGTACTTGGCAGTAACGATTGCTTCTGGGCGAAGAATCTTACGACCGTACAGGTGCATACCGCGAACAATGTCCGCAAAAGAATCTGGGTCACGGTATGACTCAGTCTTTGTGATTTGTGAAGCTGAAGCAATAGCTGATGAGTGGCCACCAACAAGCACACCAAAGTTAGAGTTTTGGTTTGCTGAACCAGTGGTTGCAGGACCAGTTCCAACTGATGGAAGGTTGTTAGACACATAAACATCAAAGCCATGAAGCTGAGTAACAGCCAGTCCACCTTGGATACCCGAACCACCAAAATCTGAGTTCAGAAGACGTGAGTCTTCGTCTTTCAAAAGTTCAATGAATACAGGGTCTACAACCAACCAACGTCCAGCAGAGTCTACAAACTGGCTATCTAACAGACGTGCCATACGTGCAATAACCATCAATGGTGAGGCTGTTGCAGTTGGAAGCGCTGTTGCACCAGGTAAACGAGCTGCGAGAGGAATTGAATGGTCTGCAGCAGAACCGGTTGTAATGTTACCGAAGCTATCCTTACGGAGCTTCATGCTTGTAAGAAGTTCATCAGAACCGGCGCTAGCAACAGCTTTTGAACCAGAAACAGTAGTGTTTGCAGTTCCAGCAGCAGTGCTAAGTGCAGATTGAGCAAAACCAGACAAATAACCTAGAACTTCTTGGTCATGCTGGTCACGCAAGCGGTAGCCGGCGCGGTCAGATGCCAATGATTCAAAGTTAATGTGACTGTGAGCTTCTTCGATATCATCTACTTTAAATGCAAAGTAGTTTGCCTTATCCACGACAAGGCTAAAATCTTCGTCGTCAAGGTCTTGTGGAGTAATTTGAACACCACGAGCATATTCCTTAACGGTGATTTCTGGTTCCTTGATGATACGCACTGTATCGCCAAAGTTCGCGATTTCACCGAAATAATCGGAATTAGTGATTGACTCAACAACAGAAGTTTTACGGAAGGCTTGCTGGACTTTTTGCGAGTAAATTACCGGGCTAAAGTTGCCATTCGGTAGATTACCGTATCCAGCGGCAGTTTTAAAAGCCATCGTGTCTCTCCTAATGAGGCTTAAAACACCGATTTTCTGAACACTTTAAAGGCCAGTCAGTCTAGGTATCTGCGTTGAGCAGGGCTAAACATCTCGTGGGTGGTTTAGAGAGGAAGAAAATCGTATGCCCTGCTACACTCAAGGCTACAATCAAAACTAAAAATGTCTAATAGTCTGTGTAGGACATGTTTGCGGGTTGCCTGGAGGGGCCGCTATTATATTCTTACATATTTTTTACCATATTTTTGACGGTTTGTAAAGTACAATTTACCTAGCACCGCCAGAAACATCATAAATAAAGTTGCCGGTACGCACTGCTTCAGCGATAGATTCTTCATTTTTTTCATATTCTGCAGGACGCATTTTTGCTACGTCTGACTCTCGCCATTGATTTGCTTGAGCTTTTTTTGTATCTGCAACAGAGTTTTGTCCCCGAGTTTCCACAGCCTTAGCAGCATCCTTATCAGTTTTTTTAGGACTGCTTTTTTTAGCCGCAATATCACGGTCAACTTTATACAAATCAATCGCACGCCCAGCCGCACGAGCATCATTTTCGTTTTCATATAACGCTTTTTGAACCCACTCAGGCTGTTCGGAAACCCAAGTGTGGAAGTCTTCATCATTACGAATTTCGTCAAAGTCTGGGTGAATTTGCATAAGCTCTGCTTCAGCACGCTTACGGTTAGCATCTGCCTCACGCTTCGCAATGAGTTCAAGACGCTTTTCAAGTGATGAATCAAGTTCTTGCGCTTTCTTAGTAGCAATAGTTTCCACGATTTTTGCAACATCTGGATATTTTTCTGACCAGTCTGCAATCTCTTCGTCTGTCTTAGGAAGTTGAATAGCCTCCTTAGTAGCAATAGATAGCTGTTCTTCCAGCCTACGGATTTGCTCTTTAAAAGTTTCTTCTTTCTGCTGGGCATGGCGTCGTAGGTCGCCGTATCGTTTTTTAAAAGTTTTTTCTTCAGGGGCAAGACTTTCAGTTTCTTTCTGGTCTTGCTCTTCTTCAACCTGCTCTTGGAGCAAATTAGCGCGTTCTTCTTCTAGGCGCTGTAGTTCTGCCTCTTCAGCGGAACGGTCTTTTTTGTATTTAATTGGGGTTGTTTTAATGTCTTGCTTGACAGCCATAGCTTCAGCCATAGTCTTCTCCTTATTGGGGCCACCAGTAGCCGAATGGGGTGATGGGTAGCCGAACACAGCAAGTTAACGTGTTACTGTTACACGATTCAATATTCAGAAAAAGCTTCTAAATCTATAGGCGTATCTGTCAAATTACGTAAGAAAGTTTTAGTGTTATTTTCAAGCAGATGCATATCATGATATTTTACGTATCGCTTATGCAGCCCCTCCGCCCCTGTAACTGTGTACAAAAGCGTAAGTTTTTTTTGTTTAGCCAATTCAATAACGCTATTTATGCAATGTGTTAGCGCTTTATGCATAATTTTTGGCTGGGCTAACTTGTCAACAACAACCCACTCCATAAAACCAAACTTGGTGCCTTCGCCTATGTACAGGCCCGTAGCACACACAGGAGTGTTGTTATTTTCTACGATGATGCCGTCAGGAGGTAGACACTCTATAGGAACAATACCGAAATCCCATTGCGTCCACCAAGTCTTTAGGGTGTCGTAATCTTGGTTAAGCTGCCAAGGTCGGGGCGTCAGCATCGTTAGTGTTTCTTACCTCTACATTAGATTCGGACGTAATTTTAGCACTCTCTTTCCAATTTGTAAAGTAAGAATCTCCAACTTGCTTAAGTTTTTCTTGTTCATTGACCTCGAAGTAATCAGTAAATACAACATCGTCAATTACAATACGGCGATTTTCAGAACCAAAGACATACACAATTGTATCATCTTCGCTTACCAATGTAGCTAATTCGCTGTCTTCAACGCGTAACCATTTATTATCTTCGAGCACCATGTGACTTCCTGATACCTCAATACCTTTATAGTTATACAGGTTATTGATGAGGAATTTACCGGTGGCGAATACAAATCCGCCGAGCTTTACTTCATCACCGATATCTACGTCTTCTACAGGTTTCTGAGTGCCATCGTCCATCATAATTAAAGTACCTTTAGCAAAGCATCCTTCGTTGCCTCCGCTGTCTTTGCCTAAAGAAGAATCATCAAAAGATGGTCCTTGTCTCGCTGGAGGGTCATCTCGCTTATCACCCGACACTTCGCCAGAAGTTACTACCCCTTTTGTACCGTCTGGGTTAGTAGTCGTAACGGCATTACCTTGACTGTCTTTTGCTGCTCTAGCATTTGGATTGCCAGTTTGGGCTTGAGCTTGGGCATCAGCTGCAGCTCTGTTACTAGCATTTTCTGGGCTATACCCCTCTCGTTCATAGGATTGTGCGTTTCTTTCTTGACGCTCTCTAGCTGCTGTAGCGGCGCGGTTAGCGGCTTCTTGCTCTGGGCTAGGGGTATCATCAAAACCGATGTTGTCGTAGGCTTCTCTAATGCTTTGCTCTTGAGCAGCAGTAAAGCCAGAAGGTCTTGTGGTGCTTTCTCTACCTAAAGCTTGGTCATCAAAGGATGGACCTTGTCGCAGTCCCACATCTCGCATCTGTAGGTCTACTGAAGAGCGTTCCGGTGTAGGACCGAAGCTCGTTTGTACAATACCTTCGAGAGGAGGCGCCAATTCCCGTTGCATAGCGGGAGAAACAACACCAGTTATAGCTGTTTCTTGTGCCATTTGTAATGCTCGGTCAGGTGACACCCCTCTACCTATCAAAGCGTTAGCTGTTTCTATTACACTTTCTGATACCATTCCAGTTTGAGGTGTCATCATACCTTGTGCTTGTGCTCTAGCGCTTTCTGCTCTCCTAAATGCCTCTGGGCTAGCAAATGTATCTCTAGCAGGAGAAACTGGTGCGGCTAATGCGCGTTCTTCTGGACTAATTCCAAAACTAGAAAGACTTCGAGGGGTGGCCATAGTAGTAGGCGCCGCAACTGTAGGAGCTGCCACTGGCATCCCTTGTGCTTGTGCTCTACGTTTCTCTTGGTCCCTAAACTGTTGTGCGGTTAGTGTGGTTTCAGGCGTTTCAGTCATCGGCACACGATTACCTGCCGCATCCACTGTAAACACAGGAGCTGGTGTTTCTCTTTGAAATCCTGAATCAAGAGCAATAGCTTCTGCAAGAGATTGTCCGCCATATGTTCCGCCCTGCGCTTCAATCAAGGATTTAGCTGCCGCTTGATTTTCCGCTCTGCTTGGGCCAAAGTCATCCATGTACCCAAGACCCGCACCAATACCACGCACAAAACCTTTTACGGGATTTGCCGCATTGTAAACCTCTCTCGCTCTGTTTCCTTGGTAATCTACGCCTTCTTGCGCAGCAAACAAATCGTTCATAAAGCTATCAACAGAAGCACGGTCTTCAGTATCTTTGAGAGTATTATACCGGTCTCTTGACATGAACGCAGACTGTCCTGTATTTGGGTCGGTTAATTTTACTTGGTCGATGTTACCCAAGCTCATCAAAGCACCCTGTATTCCCGGTCTTCTTGTACTGCTGTCATACGCAAGCTGGTAACTTTTATTTCCTACGGTTGTTCTAGTGCCTTCTGATTCAGTGCCTCCATCGTCACGGCCACCATCTCTGCCGCTGTTTGGTGGAGTGCTAGGGTCTGTTGGTGTAGGGGTAGTAGGAGGGGGTGTGACTCCACTGTCAGCACCATCTTGGAACTGTGAATATTGACCCACGTTAGGCGCGTAAACGCCAGTAATATCGCTTGGAACGGTGGGCAACATTAAAGGATTTAGAGAGGTGGTGGATTGCGTCATAGTAGGGAGACCCAAGGAAGTTGTAGTTCCGGTCTGTTGTAGGTTTTGTTGTCCCGGTATATTTGACAAGAAGCGGGAAGACGCGGCCACGGGCGCCTGTAGTGCCAAGGGTTTATAAACAGGAGAAATGGTTTGTCCCGGAAACTGGGGATTGGTCATTAGATATGTACCAGCTTGTGCTTTAACAATGCCGCCGTCGTCATCAATCTTGTCGGCTTTTTCTTTGCCGCCACTAACGTACTCAATCTGACCACTTTGTTCCATGTCCTGCAAGCCCATAAGAGCTTCACGACGCATACCTTCGTACGTACCAAGACCATGATAACGAACTACATTAGCAGGTACAACGAGTTCGCCTTCGCTAAGCAATACTAGCTGGTCATCAGCTACTTCTTCCTTAGTCGCGCCCGGTGGAGGATTACCTTCGGCGGCGTCTTCGTATGAGGGGGTCGGCGCTC